TCACCATTAATAAGTTTAACTATTTTAACTTCTGGTTTCATTGTTTAACTCTATGTTATGTATTTCATATTCAAAATCTTCTTCACTGTATATATTTATTCTTTCCCTAAAATGAGCCATTGTATAGTTTTCTTTCTCATTATACGATAAATCATCTGCAATATCATATAAAGTTGCGTGGCTATTATTATCTTTTAATCTAAGTCCACGGCCAATAGATTGTAAGTTTCTTATCCTGGATTTACTAGGAGAAGCAAAGATAATGTTATGCAAGTTCCTAATATTAATGCCCGTACTGAAAGTCCCATAACTTGCCACGATAATAGAGTTGTCAGACTTTTCTGTAAGTGCTCTAATTTGTTCTCTTTCTTCAGTATCAACTCCGCCATATACATAAAACACTTGTTTGTCTGTAGCTTTTGTTTTAATTGATTCATATAGTTCCTTTCCATGTTTTTCTACATATTGAAATAAACACAATGTATTTCCTTGTAGATTTGATGCTAAGTTTCTAATAAATTTGTTTCTTTTTTCTGATTGTACTATGTAATCCATTTCTTCTTGGTAGTTCATACCGTGAACATGTTTACACTCTATAGCACCGTGTTTTAATATTAAACACATAATCTTTAAATCGGCCAACTGTTTCTTTTCTTGTAGTTCTACAGTAGATACAACTTTATTTACAGTACCAAAAAGACCTTCTAATACTAATTTATGAGTTTTAGTACCATCTAATGTACCTGTAAGACCAATTCTATATGGACATTTTTCAAGTTTAGATAGTATTTTAGTTAATGAAACGGCCTTAAACAAGTGTGCTTCATCACCTATAATCATTTCAAAGTTTTTAAACCATTTCTTTGGTTGATTATAAACAGATTGCCAAGTAGATATAATTACAGGTTTATTTGAATCTTTTGAATGTCCTTGATATATTCTATGTACATTTCTTTCAGGTGACCAACCATAATCTTTAAAGTCTTTAAATAATTGTTCAACCAGTGATGTAGTTGGAACAATAATTAATATTTGTTTCTTCTTTTCTTTTAACCTAAGAATGTTAAACCTAACAAGAAGATAGACAATAAGAGATTTTCCACTAGCTGTGGGTGATAGTAGTAAAGTCCTATTTTTTCTAACAGCATATATAAACGCCTCCTTTTGATAATCTCTAACTTCCAATGGAATATTTAGAGCTTTAATAAACTGGTCGACTTTCTTTTCATCTACTTTGGTGTCTTCTATTTTAGTACCGTCAACCACTTGTACATTATTATCTTTACACCATTGTAAAATATATGGGTATAATCCCACATAAATTTGGCCTGTTTGATATGAGAATAATCTAATCTTGCCGTCCCATACTCTACTTCGGTATTGAGGCATAAACTTAAAACCAGGTACTTCAAATGTAAAGAATTGACCTAGTTCTCTTCTCACATCATCTTCAGCATCAATATGCAAGTGTACATCATTCTTTTTTTCAATAGTGATGTATCTCATTTTAAAACTCAGCAGACTGATATTCTGTAGATGAACCAACTAAACCTTTAAACATAATGTTAAAGGCAATACTAATTCTATTTTTATTAGTTTCATTTACGGGAACATAATGTTGCAACCAAGACGGAAATAATATCATTCTGTTTGTTGCAGAGTCATATTTAACTATACTTGCATTATCTAAAATTTGTTTGTTAACATCTGGTTGTATAACACCAGCTTGTGGCCTAGGGTCTGTAAATATAATTCCAGAGGTTTCAACAGCATCAACATAATAAACACCACTTAACATATTATTTGAATGTGTGTGAGGTCTATGTGTTTCACCAGGTTTTAAAACATTTGACCACATATCAGTAATCTTAAAACTATCATATTTTAATTCTAACTTATCAAAAACATTTTTAGAATACTCTAGTATTTTATCTGTAAGAGTATCGTAAATAATCATTTTATGTAAGTCAGCAATACTTTGCCAATTTTTAGTATCGCTGTTATAGTTGATATAATATGTTTTCTAATATCTAATATATCCTTTTCAGGTATAACATTATCAATTAAAAAAATATGTGTTGAAAATAACTTATCGTGTTTCATTAAATAGCACCACTAGTAAACTTACGCCAATCAATTGCATTTTTAATAGTAAATGTTCTATTGTTTATTTGTTTAATTGTTCTATCTAAGAAATCTACTACTGTATTTAAATAGTCAACCTTTTGTTTTGCCTTAATATATTCTTCATCTGAATAAATGTATTGGTCGACATCTTGTCTAAGTAATTTAAAGTTAAAAGGTTTCTGTGCATACACTGAGGCATCTGCCTTACCAGTATAGTATTCCCAAAGTTTTCTTTTTGTATCAAACAAATCACCTTCGGCTCTACTCAACATAAGTTTAAACTTAGTTAAGTGTTTCATATATTTGTTGTGTAACTGAGGAGTTTTTAAAGATTCAAGGTCTAATTCAACATCATTAATCTTCAAGTCTTTATCAGCTAATTCTTGTAGTTTTTCTAAATCCATAATGTACCCATTCTATCATAATAATATAAAAATGTAAAGCTTTTAAGAGGTTACTGTAGTAGTTGATGATGCACCTACTGAAGCAAACTCATAGATTTTATAGTCAAAAGATACTGTTGCCTGTAAGTAATCAATATCATCAGCTTGTTGACTATAAGATAGACCTGATAAAGCAGTTGGAATTACATCTGAAAACCTTACTTCTTTTACAGGTCTGTTTTTACTAGATAAGATTGTCAATGTTGCGTCTGAGAACATACCACCTATTGGTATAGGTCCGTACTTAACTTTACCAGCATCTGTTGTTAAATCAGTACCAGATGATTTGGGAAATCTATCTGCACCAGCGCCTAGTAAATCTCTTGCTTGTTGACGGTCTCTTGGAAAACCTATACCCATTAACCAGCCGTGTATCTCGGCATAGTTATCTAAGTTTTCATCTACTAAAAATGTCATTTCTAAACTACTAAAATTAATCTTTTCACCAGGCAAAGGTATATCTGCTAATGGTGTTTGCATAACTTTAGATGCAATTGAAACAGCAGGAACATTAACTGCTGTACAAAAGTATTCTACTTTAGGTAGTTTAATAATACTAAATTTAAATTGTGTTGGAGAGGCGTAGTCAAACTTAGTAGGTTGCCTACTGTATGAATTAGTTGTTGTCATTTTTTATTCTCTCCTTTTGTAATTCTTTATCAATCTCTATCCACTCTTTTGTAATAATATCTTGTTCTGATAAACTAATTTTATGAAAAACAATACCACCTATTAATAATAATAGGGTTATAGAGAATAACCATAGATACTGAATTAAAATCTTTTTCATATGGATATTTATCCACCAGGAAAAAGGCCAAAAAAAAGGGGGCAATTTCTCGCCCCCTTTGGATGTTGTAGATAACTCTACAAGATATTACATTAAGTTAGTTACTTTAACTCTTTGGTAGTATCTGTTTGAGTTAGCAGAACCAGCGTCATTTACTGGAGAAACAGCACCTGAAGCGGCACCAGTTTCAGCAAATGGGTTAGCAACAAGACCATATCTAGTTTTGAAGCCAATTTTTGGTTGGAAAGTGTCCTGACCAACTGCTCTCACCATTTGTAGTGGAACATATGGACAGTAGAACATACCAGCGTCATAAGGTGAAGTACCTTTGTAACCCACAACATAGTATTGTGATGCTGATGAGTTTGCTGAGTACGGGTCAATGTACACTTTGTATCTGCCGTTTAATACACCAGCAAAAGTATTACCAGTGTCGTCAACATTAAGATTGTTGTTTAATGCAGGAGTGTAATCTAATACACCAGCCATTTGAAGAGCACTTGCAACATCTGAAGAACAGATAATCATGTTACCTTTTCCTCTTCGTGTTCTTTGTGCAATTCTGTTAGCATCTCTCTCTAATTGGAACATTAAACCTTTGAATCTTTCAACTGACCATCGACCGTTTGAGTCTGTGTCTAAGTCAAAGATACCAGCAGTTGTAACATTACCAGTTTGAGCACCTTTTTCTGCATTGATGTAGATTGTTCTAACAACTTCTCTATTGATTTCAGCAAGAATTTCAGCAGATAGAATGTTTGCTAATTCTGTTTCTGCGTCTAAACC